CCTCTGCATTAAAACTCCTTCTTACGGTCAAGGCAAACCGAGCATTAAAACTTCTCATTAACGGTGGAGACACACCGAGCATTAAAACTCCTTCTTACGGTCAAGGCAAACCGAGCATTAAATAAATTATTTATTTAAAGTATAGAGGAGAATGAAATTATTGTCAAGAAAAAATCCTGTTTATTTTTTATCTATATAAATAATAACATAGGACAGGAGTGGTGTCAATACTTTTATTATAGTATTTTAAAAATTTTATAAATCCAGAAACACTTTCTTAAACTCAAAATCAACATAAAATGTGGTATTTATGTTAAATCCCATACTTATCTTTATTCTGTTGAACTTTTTTCTTGTCTTGTCTAAGATAATGTTTACGAGTCACATCTATATTCAAATGATTTAAAAGTTCACTTATTTCTTCTATTGGTGCTCCTGCTAACTTCATAAGTTGACTACCCGAATGCCTTAGATCGTGACTGTGCAAAAATGGAACGCCTATTAATTCACCAACTTTTTTTACCCATTGTTGTAAAGTTCCTTTTACAGCTTTATTGTATTTTTGATTATAACGAGTAATAAACACCCATCCTTCATCATCAATATTATTTTCTTCTCTATATTGTTTTAATTTAATAAGTAATTCTTTTACCCCTTGATTAAAATATAAAACAACTGTTCTACCTTCTTTTTCTAAAACATCATTTACAGTTCTTTCAGTAAAATCAATTTGTTCCCATCTAGTATTAGAAACTGCATTAACTCTTGCCATAGTAGACAGAGAGAAGAGAGCATAGACCTCTAATTGTAAATCACCATTTTCTTTAAGTTTTTGTTTCATTAAATCTACTTGTCCCTGAGTTAAAAATGTTTGAGTAATAATATCAGTATCTTTCTTAGGTCTTTCAAAGAATTCTAATGGATTCTCTTTAATAATTTTCTTACGTCTTAAAAACTTATAAAATGCAGAAATAGATGATATTCTACGTTTTATTCTTCTTGAATTATTACCATTAGTTTTACAGAAATAAATAAATTCAACAATATCATCTTCTTCTAATTCTGTAATACATTGATTATCTTGATTATCGTAAATAAAAATAAACCAATGAGAGAGATCATTTTCATAACCGGCAATGGTCTTTTCGCTTAATTCCCGTATTGTCATGTCAATTTTATATTTATCATATAATTTCATAGTTTCTTTATTTATATTTTTAAGTTTCACAGGATCATAAAACTTAATTTTCTTGCTCATTTCTGCCAAACTAAATCACTTCCTTAAAATTATTTTAAATTCACCATACAAAAATACCTACCACAAAAATGTGATAGGCACTATCTACGGTGAATTAAGTTGTAAAATAAAAAGAGCAGACAATAATCTGCTCTTTTAAATAACTATTATATAAATAATGTTGTAAATATAAAACACCAAGAGAGACATAAAGTCTCTACCTTAAAATGTACCGCTTGCCCACGAACATACAAGAACTCCATCTTGAAATTTCCAAAACAAAAATTCTTATAAGATGAGCGATATAACTTTACTTATATTATATGATCCACCTTGAAAAAAATCAACAAAATTTTTCTACACCTGTAGCGCACGTTTAATTCGTTTCTTAATTTCTTTCATATCATCATTATCAATTTCTTGAATTAAATCACCAAGTCTTACTTTACTTACAACTCTAATATCCTCGCATTGCACAGCAGAATCAGAATTTAATTTATTATATATGGCCTTATATAAGACATAATGATAGTCGTATTTTAATTTATCCTTTTTAATAGGATCTACCCATTTTATATTCCTACTTAAAGGAATTACTACAACATTACTATTTCTTCTATTTATATGATCGGCTGAAACTACTAGAACAGGTCTACTTTCTAACGTTCCTTTTTCATCACCAAGATTTTCTCCTAAAAAACAAGTATAAATGGATTTACGTTTAACAAACCAATTTACTAAAGTAGGGTTTAGAATAAAACTAAACCCTATATAAATATTTTAATAATTTATTTAACCCCAATCATCTTCATTCACCACCATCACTAAACCCCTTTAACCTTATCTACAAATAATTTCCCTGGAGAGAATACGGGTTTCCAAGAATCCTCGCTTTTCCATTCCTGTCCTTTTTTCTCGCCAAAATGCATTATTCCAGAACGTCCTTTAACTTTTTCTTTCTCGAATATCCCAAAACCGATTGCCTTTACTGGATTGTTTGAAGCGACAGCATCCATAATAATATCAAATAAATTTTGAATGTGCCTCTCCGCATCTTTTTTTGTAATCTCACTTTTCTTACTTAGTGCCGTAATCAACTCTTGCTTGTTCATAAAAATAAATTCTCCTTTTAATTATGTATATATTTTTTATTATTATTTTCACCTTTTTATAAAGGCAAGTTAATTGTATAATTATATTAGTAATATGTCAAGGGTGAATTAGAAAATTTGTTATCTTAAATAACATTACCTTTTCCCAATCTCTTTTCTAAACCTTCCTTCATAACTTCAACATGACTATTTGTTTGTTTCATATTTTCAACTGCCACATTTTCAAAGGGTCTTGCTTTGTTGTACCACCGATTTTTTCCACCATAACCATAAGTTATTGCTTCATCTAATTCTAAACCAAATCCTGGATTAAATGGTTGGGCATCATCTGTTACTTCTAAAACACCGTCTAAGACTGTATGATGCATTTCTTGGGGATCTCCTAAACTTTCAGTTCCCATAAAATTACCAGGACTACCACGTCTTTGATATACTTCAGGAGTACCAGCAGCATAAACTTCAGTTTCTATTGCATGAGAAATTTCCTCTTTAACTAATTGTGCAACCTCTTTATTTAAACAATCATCAATTTGTTTCTGTAATCTCGCTTCGATTAATTTCATCTGTTCCAAGAGTGAGGCCAAATTCTTCACCTTCTTGTTGTTCTAATTGTTCAACTTTATCAACATTCTCAACCTGTTCTAAATCCTTCTGCTTGTAAATTTCCTTCCCTAAAATATCATAAAATTCTTGCTGTTGCTTGAGTGAATTTATTCGTTCCTGCATAATCTCAAAAATCTTCTGTGTAAACAATTTAATTTGTTCACCACAATTTTTTTCCATATGTTGTAATATTTCTTTATATAAATTCTGATCGATAAGCATATTCATTACTTGAAGTTCTTCAAATATTGATGTGGTTTTTATATTTTTTAATGATGTAAAATTCAACATTAAAAGAAACATTGAATATTTTTCTAATGGGAAGTCTTTAAGAGACTCGTCTTCCTGTGTAAGTTTATTGATTTGTTGAAGTTTATTAAAAACTTCTTCTATGATAGATGGGCGAAATTTAAGATCAAGTTGAAGAGTATAATCATTAGCAAGTGTAATTTCTTTAGTAGTATTAAATTGACTATCAAGTTTTTTTAAAGCAGATAGATTTAATAGTTTACTTTTTGACATAAGGATACCTCCGTATTTATATTAGTAATTTATTTACAATTTTTAATTTTAAACTTACCACACACTAAATTTTGAATTTCTTCTTGAATTCGTCCTTCAATTGCTTTATTTAAAATACTACAATTACGTTTATAGCGTTTACATTGGATGCAATTAGTTTTAAAATTATCTAATTGTTCTTGAGTAGGGAATATACCTATATAGTCCACAAGAGAGACTATCATCTCAATTCTAGGATTTTTTGAATCATAAAATATACCTTGAACCCTTTCCAATGTTACATTATCATCTAACCAAATTAACTGTGTATCAGTTATAGAATCCAAAGGTAATTTGAAATAATTATTAGGATCTTGATCCAACCGTTCAAAATAAAAAACGCAATCTATAAAAAAATGTTGTGTCTTATTTGGAAGTAAAGACCAGTTTTGTAACTTAACTTGCTCTTTAACATATTTACTAAATTCTTTTTTATATTTTTTTGCTTCAGCAGTTTCATACATAGTAACCATTGCTTTACCTTTTGAAATAAATGCTCTTGGTTTTAAATAATGGTTAATTGAAACTGGAATAGGGGATACAAGTTTTAATATTTCACTAATAATTTCACCTTCTAAATTTTTATTTTTATTGAATAGGGTAAGAGGGATTAACTTAAAAATACACACAAAAATAAAAACCCCTGAAAAAATCAAGGGCTTACTACAATTAATATATTATATTTATAAATCATTAAATAGCTAAGTAGCCAACTTAGGAGCAACATAAGGTTGCCAATCAACTACTCCATCTACGTTTATAAAATACGTACCACTATCATAAACAAATAGAATTGAACCTACATCTCCAGTGGGTTTTTCATCAGTGGATAGAGCTAAATATTGAATTTGTTTGTTGTTATTTCCAATGTATTTTACCGCCAAGGAATTACCTCCTTTTTATTATTACATTATTTTATATAATTTCAACAATTGTTGAAAATTAAGAATCCAGTAAAATAGGGGGTTATAGCGATTATAAATCATGATAAAAGCATGATTTTGTTTTAATATTGGTAAAAAAATATATAATTATAAAAAAGGGTAGGGAGAAGTCGTTATCCTCTAAACCTACCCATATAATTATATTATTAATTTATTCTTTCTCTTTAAAATTAAAAACATTAACATTAATTTCTGGTTTAATTTCTTCTTTCAATAATTCATCCCAACTACACCCATCCAAAGGACTAAACAATTGTTTTAACAATTCGAATTTTATATTTTTCTTATAATTACCATCATCAATATATAATTCTTTACCATCAATACTAATTGTATAAATTTTATTTAAGAAAATACCTTCCAAAGGAGAAGCAGGGTGTGAATATATAATCTTAATACCTATTAATTTTTCCATTTATATTCCTCAACCTTCATTAATTATACAGCTTCGCCAAGCACAGTAGTTTCAAAGAATACTTTATCAGTCCCAATTGTTACGGGAAATAGATCATACTCAAAAGGAATTTCTGTTGCTTTATCACTAGCAAAAGTCCATTCAAAACCCGGTTTTACCTTAGCTTTCTTAATATCAAATTTAACTGGATATGTTAAACCATCAATCTGATCGACAGCAAGCGCATCTCCTGTTATACGAACATAACCAGGGAAATTATTAGCAGTTATAGTCATTTTTTTAGCTAAAGCAGTAGAGGTATAATCATATACCGCAAGGAATTTAGTATCAACAGCAGCAGTAGTAACATTAAGTGTCACAATTGCATTTGCAATAGTATATTGATCAGGAGTTGTGGTAGGAGTACCAACAGTTTGTTCTGTTGAAATATCTCTATTATTTAGAATTTTATAAATCTTTAAACTTCCTGTTAATGGTGTTGCCGCAAGAGTCATTGTTCCAGCAGAAATAATTGTAATTACTTCTTTTTTAGGTATTTGTGTTGCACCGGTGACTAATGCTTTACCTGTCATACTTGCTAAAGCAGAAGTATCTAGTAACGGTAATGTTGCTTTAAAAGTTGCATCAGAGGTGTGATCCATACTCAATAGTTTATAATTCCCCTGACCACCCCTAATATCAAGTCTTTCAGATTTAGTAGAAACAGCAGAATCTTTTGCATAATCTACAAAAAACTGAACTGCTCCACCAAAACCAGTTGAATTATATGTTTGTACAGTGTAATTAATTACTTCCTTAAATGCGAATTGATTTGACATCTGAATACCTCCTAATTATATATTTATTTTATTAAACCAACTTTTAAGACCAATATTTTCTTTTTTTGCTCCATGTAATAAACTTTGAATATCAATTTCAAACTTATCAATCATATTTAATCTTTTAAACTGATCTATAGTTTGATAAATTGTTAATTCACCTATATTAAAAGGATTTATATTATTGTGTTTTGCACAAACAGAAGAAAGAATATCTGAATAATCATAAATATCTTCATTATTATTTGAACATTTACTATATTTATTTCTCATTTCTTTAATTTTATCTGCCATTTGTTTAGCAATAGAATTTGCATATTTTTCTGGCTCTTCTACTTTTAACCCATTCTGCTTCTTTAAAATATATTTTATATATTCATAATTATTTATATCAATAAATCTATTTTCTGATATATCTCCTATATAAAAACATTCCAAAGGTTTAGAAAAAAATACTTCCTCTTTAATAAATGCCGACAATGCCTTTAAAATAAGTTTTTTAAACTCTGAATCTTGGATACAACCTACAATTATATATATGAATGTAGACATTTCTTCATTTTTATATTCTTCTGAAAGTAGATTTTGAATATTATCTCGTTCAACACAAAGTATACTTAAATATAATTGGTAATTATTAAACCTTAATTTTTTAATTTCATTGTTGGTAAGACAATATAATTTACCCACATTAAGAATATCTATATATTTATCAAGAAATAATTGAATGTTTAAATCCACTTCGTTTATATTATTAAACATGAAATCACCTTATTGAAATTCGGTTGTTTTATAAGCAAGGTATACACCACTATAATTTTCATTAATCGAAAAATCACCCATATCATAAAATGGTAATTTCCCAATCCCCATATCTCTTGAACAATTGAATAATTCATCAATTTGGTTTACTAAATAGTCATATCTTAAAATTCCATAGTCTGTTCTGATTAAAGAATTATGAGTTATTAAATAAAAATAAATTGAGCCATTTTTAAACATCATTCCTTGTCTATCTGGTCTATAATTAAAAGACATAGTTATAAATGTTTTCGCTTCAGTTTCAATCGTGGGGATAAATTTATAGGGATAGATTTGTGAATAAATTAATGATGTTGGATCAAAATCTATAGGCAAGGAGATATCTAAGAAGTTTGTTTGGTTATTAACTAAACATTTTAAAATATTTTCATCCTCAATGAGTTTCATTAATATTATAGTTTTGTTTGTGCCAAGTTCTGAAAAACGTCCCATTTAATATCTCCTTTAACTTATATTTTTTAATAAGCAATTTAAATGTTCTTCCAGAATAGATTCTATATTATCAAAATCCCAATAGGGAATACGAAGTAATTTTATATTATTATTCTTACAATATTCATTTTTCAATTCATCATGAATTTGTAATGTTTTAAATTGTTTTTTAGTAATCCATCCTTTAATCCATTCATAATGTTGCTCTCCATCATATTCAATCAACATTCTTAATTGAGTTTTTTCAAAATCCCAAAATATAGGAGCATCAAATCTAAGTAATTTCCCACCAATCCCAATCAAATCATCAAAAGTATATTGAAAATCATGTGGAACGCTATATTGTGTTAATACATAATCTAATTGTTTCTCACCTTTACTTTTTGAACATTCAGGACATCCACGCCCCAGTATACTTCTATTTGAAATATCTGCTTCCCACTCATTACCACATTCTTTACATAACCACCATACTTTTTTGTTTTTTGCACAAGTTACATCATATGGTGTTAAATCTCCATTTTTAGTGGGATGCCATTCTAAAGCAAGTTCTGGATTTTTAGTAACCAGGCAATTAGAGAGACCTACTCTTTCACTAG